AGCTGTACGATTGCTCGATAGCTAATTGTGTCAGCAGCTACAGTTGCAGAAGTATCACCAGCAAGAAGGTAGCTAGAAGCGTCCCATCGGCGGTGTCTCGCAGCAGTAGGAGCACTTACGTCACCTGAGAAAGCAAGATCTGCTAAGTCGTGTCCTGACGCAGACGAAGTAGCTCTAAGTCCACCATTGGTCTTCTGTGTGTAGCCAACACCTGACAAAGTTAGGAAAGCTAGTTGGTCGATCCTGTCAGCCATTGCGTAGGCAAGTGCGTCACGAGAAGTTTCACGGAAGTTAACTACCGACTTCTGGTCAGCCAAACGGCCAGCCAAGCGGTTAGCAAAACGGAGTTGGTCAAGCTGCACGACTATGTCGTAAGCCTTTAACTGCTCTTCGTTTCCTTCTAGCGTGTTATCGCCAGTGATACCGTCTCCGGTCATGTCGGCTAACAACGTGATAACAGCGCGAGCGCCTTTTTCACTTTGAGTTAGTTCAGATACACGCTGAACCATAGCGTTCTGGCCAGAGCCAGCAAATTGATTGATAAAAGAATTATTTCGTGCAACGCGCCAGAAATCACGGCTCCATACGGTAAGCTGTTCACTGGTCAACGCTGCAAAGTTAGTAGTAGCCATTAGGCATCTCCAGATTGCATTTAAAATTACGTTAAGTTCACAGACCGTCTTTTGGAGCGGTCAAACCCGTGTACCCTATTTCGTTGGGATAACGGTTTTGCGAGTTTTAGAGAGCACGACCTCTGCGTATTTAACGTCTACAAGACGAATTCGGTTTTAGCGTGGCGACACGATCAGGTATCGTCCTGATAGACGTATTTCGGTAAGTTAGCACTACTAACTCAATAGCGCAAACAAAAGTTAGTGCTGCTAACACCTTATTTTTCCTCGGGTTCTTGGTAGTACGAAAGGATGGAAAGAAGCTGTCGGATATATCTTTTTACGTCAGCCATGTTGTTGCTTAAGTTTTCATAGCTTTTCGGGGTAAGGCCATAATAGGCATTAGTCGGCGCATCGCCGTTCTCTAAGTCCGCCAAGTACTCGGACATGGTGTCCGGCGTTAGCACTGTCCACTCGACGGGAGTGGTTGAGATAGGGTTAGGTAGCGGGGGATGGTACTGAGGAGCTTTCTCTACAACCGTTACTACCTCAATAGGTGCTACTACTGGGGTACGATCTAGTACGCTGCACCCGCTAAGGAGTAATAGAAGTAATAGTTTCCAAATCACGTAGTACCTCTTTGGTGCCTTTGTTTATGATTTTCTGTATCAGCTTAGGTTTGCGTAGACTCAGCAAGTCCATATTGTGCCTCGCAAACTTCTCACGGATCGATTGAACTTCGGCCATTGATTCAGCATGTTCCTCTGTAAGAGTGCGGATTCGGCCTAGTACAACCTCTGTGCGTTCTTTTTGTTCGCGCAGATTCTTGTTTTGACCATCGATAGTGGTCTCAAGCAGGACTTGGTTTGCCTTTGATTGCTTCAATTGCACAGCAATAGCGAGCTTTTCGGCTTCAGCTTTATCGTAATAAAGTTTAAATCCTCCAAGACTCAACGCTAACGCCAAGCCAAGTCCTGCACTGATCTGCCACACTATTTATGGATATCCAGACTTTCTAGGTTTCCTTTGAGGCATCTTTTTCTTTGCCTTAGTTTTCTTCTTAGGCGGTCTACCTACAGTAGATCCGTATGTTCCTGGGCCATTTGGCATTACTTCCTCCTTGATTTTGCGCCAGAACATTTCCAGCGCTTCCTTGATAAATTGTTTGGTGTGTTGGGATCACTTTGCTTCGCCTTCGACAGCCGCTTCTTAATTCCGAGGCTGCGGGCGCAATAACTGTCGCCCTTCGAAGTTCCAGGCTTTACTCTCGGACCACCTCCTTTGGCTTTGCCAGCTTGTCCATAACTCACTCTTTTCCCACTAGCGGTTACCTTTACTCTTGCTTTGCCTTGTCTTGGCGTTGCCATATATGTCTCCTATGCTTTCTTGTTCGACCATGCTTGAGCGCCAAAGAACGCTGCTAAAATTCCCGCCACAGAAACAAAATAGACGCTGGCCATGCTGCCTAGAATGTCTGCTGCCTGTGTTAGTCCAACCCAGCTACTGAAAACTACGAGTGAGGGGTATAACAACATTCCCCATAACGCGAACCAACTCATGGCTCGCTGCGCATCGGCGCGTTCGTGGCTAAGGTGTAGCTCTTGTAGCTCTTTGCTCGTCGCAAGCTCTTCATCAGAGATAATGCCGTCGCCATCGGTGTCGTATTGGGCATATTCAGAATTTTCTTCTAGTCGTTTTGCATTCATATCAGTACCAAAGTTTCGTTCCGCTGCCGACAGATTGAGGGATGCAGTACGCCGTCACATTAGCGTTACCACGGTTCCGATCTTTCGGGTGTTGTTTCCCACTCTCAATATAGTGGGCTGCTCTGTTACAGGTCAGAATGCTTGCGAACAACCAATTGCTGCTGTTAGGTAGCGGCGAACCGTCTACTATTACGACTAACAGAAACGCGAGCATCATGGTTAGATGAAGTTCGCTGCGGTAGCGGCTATAGACCCAGCGATTACTGCGCCCACAACTATCCAAGCCAGCCTTTCCCAACGCTCCGCGTGCGCATCGGTTGCGGCTCTTAATGCTTTTAATTCGGCGACTGCTTCAGCCCAGCGTTTTCCACATTCTTCTTCGTGTTTTGCTATTCGTTCTAATGCTTCTAGGGCCATATTCTTTTCTTTTGCAGTCGCCATTTTTTTTTCACTTATTTAAGTTGATATTAAATTAAAACAGGTCGCCTCTGAGACGCTTGAGTGTCGCATCAGGTAGTGCGTTAAATTCGTCTTCGGTTAGGTTGCCCAAATTGACTGCTTGCTCGCCACGGGCGGAAGAACTTTCCCCAGGCATTTCTGGTGGTTGGCTTTCTGCGGCCTTCAGCTTGCGGCTAACTTCCTTGCGCTTCTTATCTGCTACGTTTTGGGTATTCTTCGTAGCGGCAAGGGAGGGGGTCTCTGACTCGGCCTCAAGGTCGTTAGACTTCACTACAAAGTTAACTGCTTTAGACAGAGCGTCTACTGCTTCGTAACCTTGCGTGATGAAAGCGTCCCTAAGTCCAACTACTTCCTGAGTTAAGTCTTGGTCGAAGACCTCAGAGTTGTGGTCGAAAACTGGAAACGCTTCCTCTAGCTCTTTCGCAGCAGTAGCAAGGGCAGTTTCTTGCGCGTTTTGACTGACGGTATTACCCATCTCTTTGCGCATTTCGTAGGCAATCTGTTCTCTTTCTGACTTCCGCATCTGTTGTCGAAGGGCGGCAGCTTTCTCAGCTTCTCCATCAAGCACCAATTGCTGGTATTCCAGTTCGCCCTTATCGTAATCAAACTCTTCTGGAGCATCTTCAGCAGGGGCTTGGGCTTCCTTCATTTCGTCTAGCTGCTTCTGCAACGCTTTCTGCTTTGCGAGCACTTCATCTAGCCGCGCTTTAGGAACCATCGGCTTCTTTTTAGGCGGAGGGATGTCTTCTGTTTCTTCAGCTTCCGCTACCTGCGGGAGTTCTTCTTCTTCGGTCAGTTCTTCTTCAGCGTCTTCTTCCGCTGGTTCAACTTCTTCCTCGGTTGGTTCAACGAGTGACTCATTGTCTTCCGTCTCCTCTGTCTCTTCTTCTATTACAGTTTCAAAATTCAAATCTAAATTTTCTGGCTGCTCCAGAGCGTCTGCTCCAGGCATCGTAGCGAAGGTTAAGTCTTCGCTCTTATCTGTTTCTTGTGCTTCGGCCATGTTTATTCCCTTTCTACTTTAGTTTAAGAAACCCGTCTGAACTTTAGGCTGCTTTGCAGCCGTGCTCATCGCTGTCGTGGCGAGCTTGGTAGCTGCCGTGGTTTCTGCTTGCGATGTTCTTGTGGTGTTAGTCAGAGCCGCTAATTCTCTACGAAGTTCTAGTTCGCGCTGGCGGATATCTAACTGTTGCTGAAGTTCTGCGGCCTTAAGCTGCGGCGCTATCTGGCCAACGTCTTGAGCTTTCGCCATGTTGACTGCGGCTTCGCTCTGTAACTTGGCAACCTCGGCTTCCAACTTGGCAATCTCCAACATGACTTGCTGCATTTGGATCTGCTGCTGCGCCTCTGCTGCTTCCTGCTGCTCGGGGGACATCTCGATTCCCATTTGCATACGGATGCGTTTGGCAAGCTCGCCTTTCTTATTAAGGTGGGAGTATTCGATGATCGCGTCATCCGGTATGGCTACACCGACATTGCGTAAGTTCAATGCTTCAGCGAACTG